ATCTGTGGTGTCCAGCCTATGTCTGGTCCCACCGGCTTGATCTTTGCGATGAAGGCTAAGTATGTTCCTCGAAGCACCGACTTGGACACGTTCCCATTAGGTGGTAGAGAAGCATTGTTTGATGAGGCTGCTACTAAGTTCTCTAACAACGCAAATGATGGTGCTACTGCTGGTTTAGGTTTCCCTGTCTTCGGTGGAACTGGTGACCCTCTGGGTGACCGTGGTGCTGTTGGTACTTCTGGTTCTGGTTTTACCGCTGGTGGTGCTTCTGGATTTGATGTTGACCCCGGTGCAACATTGGCTGATCTTGAAACAAGCACATTCAACGAAATGGGCTTCGTCATCGACCGTCAATCTGTCGTTGCTAAGACCCGTGCGCTGAAGGCTGAATACACCTCGGAACTCGCACAAGACCTCAAGGCTGTTCACGGTCTTGATGCCGAAGTTGAGTTGGCAAATATTCTTTCTACAGAAATTCTTGCTGAAATCAACCGCGAAGTTATCCGTACCGTTTACAACAACGCTAAACTTGGCGCACAGCAAGCAGACCTTAGATTTAAGGCTTCCGACGCTCCAAATCATGGTGGTGCTGTTGGTAATCACGGAGGACTCGGTGGTATCTACGATGTGGATGCTGACTCTGATGGTCGTTGGTCTGCTGAGAAGTTCCGTGGTTTGATGTTCCAAATCGACCGCGAAGCAAACGTGATTGCTAAAGAAACACGACGCGGTAAAGGTAACTTCATTATCTGCACCTCTGATGTTGCTTCGGCACTCGCCATGTCTGGCTTCCTGAGCCTGACCCCAACACCAAACATCAACCTTGAAGTTGATGATACTGGCAACACCTTTGCTGGTACTCTGAACGGTAGAATTAAGGTTTACATTGATCCTTACTCTGTCTCCGGCTCTGATTACTGTGTTGTTGGTTACAGAGGTTCCAGCCCATATGATGCTGGTATGTTCTACTGCCCATACGTTCCGCTGCAAATGGTTCGTGCTGTGTCGGAAACATCTTTCCAACCGAAGATTGGCTTTAAGACTCGTTACGGTCTTGTCAACAACCCATTCGTGTCTGGAGATGGTGCTAACACCGACCGGTCAGATCCTCATGGTGCTGGTGCAATGCGGGCTAACCAATACTTTAGAATCTTCCGTATCTTGAACCTCCACGGTTCTGATGTGACCACCTGATTCTAATTAAAAATTGAATACGCAAGATAGGGGAGTCGAAAGGCTCCCTTATCTTTTACCTAAATACATTGATGAGTGATCCAAATAATCCATTCATGGATTTACACAGAACGATCAATACCTACACCTCTCCCGGTACAAAAAGTGTCACGGGTGGGTTTACATCTATTGATACAGACGGCGATTTATTACCCGGATTGACCAAAGGTTTTCAACTTGGTAACCCTCCCGGTGCTATAGAGCGGCAACCAGATAACGTAAATTATCTGTTTCCTAACTTTTTTAGATTTAATATTTTCAAATTGCCTAAGTTTGTATATTTTGTTCAAAAGTTATCACTTCCTCCATTTGGTACTGATGGAAATTTAGTTCAGCCAAATAGATTTGTAAACGCAGTTCATCCAAACACCAAAGCAACATTTGGTCAACTCTCTGTCACATTTTTAGTTGATGAGGATATGGCAAACTATCGAGAGTTGTATGATTGGATGCAGTCAATATATTTAATTAAAGATCATAAAAAGTTTGACTCAAACGTGAAACATCACTTTTCAGACGGGACACTTCATATTTTGAATAGTGCTATGAATCCCAAGAAAGAAATACTGTTTCACAATTTGATGCCTGTTCAAATCTCAGGGTTAGAATTTGATTCTGGTATTACTGATCTCACACCATTGATTGCAGATATCACATTTGCTTTTGATTACTATGAATTTATTGATTCCTGCTGATTTCTTCTTGACTCGACTTGACATCCCTTTATAGTACGAGTGTCAACGAGAGAAAGGGGAAAAAGGATTACATTATGGAACTTACTGAATTAAGAAAGATGGTGGAAGCGGACGCTCAGATCGATGACACAGAACTCGACACCGAGAGCCTTCGTCTTCCTAACCTGCACAACAAATACCTCAATCTTTACCACGATGCGAAACTCCGTTACGAGAGAGCCGCAAACGAATACAATCGACTCTACAAGTTGAAGTGGGAATACTACACTGGAAAGATTGACGAGGAAACCCTAAAACAAAAAGGATGGGAACCTTTCGACCACAAAATTCTACGCAACGATATCAGCGTCTACATGAATGGCGATGATGACTTGTGCTTGAGAAAAGAAAAAATGGCATACATTCAGTCTATCGTAAACTATCTTGAGGAAGTCGTAAAAGAAATCACATTCCGCCACACAAAGATCAAGAACGCGATTGAGTGGCGTAGGTTCCTTTCTGGAGGATAAATACTAATGTATGCCAGATTATGTGATCGAGGAGTTAGACTCCTGTAATATCAAAGTGAAGTGTGAAAGACATCATGCAAAAGAGTTGTCTGATTTTTTCACATTCAAGGTTCCCGGTCACAAGTTTATGCCCTCATATCGTGCGAAAAAATGGGACGGGCAGATCAAACTATACAACATGTATTCACAGAAAATCTATGCAGGGCTTGAATCCTATATCGTCAAGTTCTGTAAAGATCGTGGCTACACGATTGAGACACCAAAACGCACAAAAAAGAAATGGACAGCAGACCACCTAGAATCGCTTCTGAGCGGTTTGGACATTCAGTTGGGTGGGAAGCCTGTAAAACCACACGATCACCAGAAAGAAGCCATCCTGCATGGTATGAACGCAGAGCGTTGTTTGCTGCTCTCACCCACAGGATCGGGTAAATCGTTGATCATTTACACACTTATGAGACATTTTATGAACCTTACGCCCGAAGACAAAAAGGTTTTGGTTATCGTACCCACCGTGGGTCTGGTTTCACAAATGTTTCACGACTTTATCGAGTATGGCGGGGAAGGCTGGAACGCCCGAACGCATTGTCACATGCTCTACTCAGGAAAGGAGAAAGCAACTCGCAGTCGAGTTGTGATATCAACATGGCAATCATTAGTAAACATGCCCGAAGAATTCTTTCAGCAATTTGGGACTGTCTTTGGCGACGAAGCACACCTCTTCAAATCGAAATCGCTGAAACAAATCCTCTCCCGCTTGACCACATGCCCATTCCGTATAGCGACAACCGGGACACTTGATGGTCTGCTCACACACAAGTTAGTGATTGAAGGCTTGTTTGGTCCGACCAAGAAAGTTGTGACCACCAAAAAGTTGATGGAGCGAAAACTGCTTTCCAACTTGACTATCGATTGTCTGATGCTATCATACAACGGAACTGATCGTCAGTTCATGCGTAGAACAAGATATGCAGATGAAATCGAATGGATTGTCACAGACGAGCGCAGAAACAAATTCATATGTGACTTGGCAGAAAGAACAAAGGGAAACACGCTTGTATTATTTCAATTCGTAGAGAAGCACGGAAAGGTGCTACACGAAATGCTCAAAGACTCTAAAAAACCTGTGCATTTTATCTACGGAGGAACCGATGTCGAACAACGCGAAGCAGTAAGAAAATTAGTTGAGGAAACAGATGACTCAATCATCATCGCATCCTACGGAACTTTTTCAACTGGTGTGAATATCAAACGCCTAAATAATATTGTGTTCGCGTCACCGTCAAAGAGTCGGGTTCGGGTGCTACAGAGTATTGGAAGACAACTTAGAAAGTCTGTTCATAAAAGCACCGCACGACTCTACGACATAGTTGATGATTTGTCATGGAAAAAATATGAAAACCATACACTTCGTCATTTCTATGAACGTAAAAAGATTTATGACGCAGAAGGCTTTGACTACAAGATCGTGAAGATCCCACTAACAGGAGAACGAAATGAGCAAAACCCCCTTCAAGGTTCTTAAACTCAGAAGCGGTGATGATGTCGTTGCAAGACTGATCAAGAATACAAAAGAATTTATCCGTCTTGAAAGACCAATGGTTATCAAGGTGATGCACTATGTTGATCCCATGGGTGGTTCAAAAAAAGAAACGATTGTCTTATATGATTGGATGAAAATGACAACTTCTAATCATATTGACATACCAAAAGATCATATCATCGGAATCTTTGATGCTAACCCAGATATTGTTGACGCATATGATATGCAAAAAAGACTTGAAGACAACCCATCTTTGATCAATAAAATTAATCCACAACGCAATCCCGGTCCCGGTTTTAACATCGACAGAATTATGAAAATCGTTGAAGCCAAAATGAACATGATGCAGGAAGAAGAGGATGACGAGGAAGAACTTGAGTTTGAGGCTGGGATTGAATTTGAGGACATCAGAGAAATGTTAAATGATGCACGCCGCAAGGGTGGAAAACGACAGATTGAAATTGTCGATGATGAAGATAAGAACCATCCTGACTATGGAACACGATACACAGATTGGTCACCAAATATTGATGACTACTTGACATAAGAAAAAAAGAGTGTAAACTTTTAGCATGACTGATTCTCACTACATCGACAACAAAGAATTCTTCGCCGAAATGGTGAAGTGGAAGACTCTTGTTGTTGAGGCAGAGGAGTCCGGCGATCCAAAGCCGCCAGTCACCGAATACATCGGACAGTGTTTTCTATTGATCGCAGAGCGACTATCTACGCGACCCAACTTTGTTAACTATCCTTTCCGTGATGAGATGGTTGGCGATGCGATTGAAAACTGCCTGATGTACGCAGCCAACTTCGATCCAGAGAAGTCTAAAAATCCGTTTGCATATTTTACTCAGATTACCTACTATGCGTTTCTGAGAAGAATTCAACGAGAGAAAAAACAGGACACAATCAAGTATAAGTTGATGGAAGCCGCCGATGCAAAAGGCGAACTCGCTGCCATGCTTGATCCTGAAAAGATGTCGAAAGATCCTTACGCTGATTATCTAAAACTAACACCTAACGATATCGTAAATATCGAACCTAAGAAGAAACGAAAGAAGCGTAAAAAGAAGACGGACACGGAGGAACTTTTTTGAAGATTGCGATACTTGCTGATACTCACTTCGGCGCACGCAACGACTCACAACTTTTTTTAGATTATTTCACAAACTTCTTTGAGAATACATTTTTCCCAGAGTGTGAGAAGCGTGGAGTCAAGACCATCATTCACTTGGGCGATCTCATGGATCGTCGCAAGTTTGTCAACTTCAATACGCTTTCGCAGGTTCGTGAAAAGTTTGTCGAACCTTTGGTCGCTGGTGAATATGACTTTCACTGCATCGTCGGCAACCACGACACCTACTTCAAAAATACAAACGATGTCAACTCACCGATGGAACTTTTCGGTGGTCGATACGAAAAGGTACACATCTACGACAACCCTGTGACTCTGACTCTTGGTGGTTGCAAGTTTGCGTTAGTGCCGTGGATAAACAAAGAAAACGAAGCCGCCTGTCTTGGCTTTATGGAAGATAGTGATGCAAAGATTGTCTGCGGACACTTTGAGTTGAACGGCTATCAAGTCATGCGTGGTGTGCAGCACAGCGGTGGACTCGACCCTGTGTATGTCAAAAAGTTTGACCGAGTTTTTTCTGGTCACTTTCATCAAAAGCACGAACGAGACAATGTGCATTACTTCGGCACAGCATATCAAATGACATTCAACGACCTTTTTGAAAAGAAAGGTTTTCACATCTACGACACAGAGACAGATGAAATTGAGTTTGTCGAAAACCCTGAGCAAAAGTTTTTCTCTCTGCAATACACTGATGACACCGACTACACGATGGTAGACTTTCGCAAGTTCCGTGGCTCGTATGTCAAAGTGTTTGTTCACGAAAAGAAAAACGCAGCAAGATTTGATAAACTTATCGAACGACTCTACGATAGTCGTGCCGAGTCTGTGATGATTCTTGAAAACGAAATGCAAAAGCAAGAATCCAAACCCGTGGACGAGGGAACGCTTGCGACCGATACGCTCACTTTGATTGGTGAGCAGATTGACGATATCCACTCAAACGATAAAGATGAAGCAGAACGCTTGAAAAATCTGTTCAAGGAGTTATACTTAGAATCCTTTGATGAGAATTGATTATGATTAGATTTGAAAAAGTCCGTTTCAAGAACTTCGGTTCTTTCGGCAACAACTTTACAGAGATTCAACTGAACCGACACCGCTCCTGCTTGGTGTCTGGACTCAACGGACACGGCAAGTCTTTTGCCCTGCTCGACTCTATCACATTCGCTCTGTTTGGTAAGCCGTTTCGTAAAGTAAACATTCCCCAACTTCCCAACACCGTGAACGAAAAAGATTGTGTGGTCGAGGTTGAGTTTAGCGTCGGTGAGTTGAACTACTTGGTTCGTCGTGGCTTGAAGCCGAAGGTCTTTGAGATTTACAAAAACGGAAAGATGATTGACCAGAACGCAAAGACGAAGGACTACCAGAGCATGCTGGAAGACCAGATTCTTCGCATGAACTACAAGTCTTTCACACAGGTTGTGATTCTTGGTATTTCATCCTTCGTTCCGTTCATGCAGTTGTCTGCCGCAGACCGGCGTGATGTCATCGAGGACATTCTTGATATTCAAGTTTTCTCACAAATGAATAGTTTGTTGAAAACAAAAACTGCAAAACTCAAGAGCGACCTGACCGACCTGAATCGTGACCTTACAATCAACAAGGAACGAGCAGCGGCTACCGTGGCACTTGTTCAATCGCTACAACGCAAGAGTGCCGAGGAGCGTGACGGATACATCACAGAAATCAAAGATGCTCGGCAGCGACAAGAAGATTGTGACACAGAAATCGAAAAGATTGACGAACGCATCGCAGAAGAACTTGCCAAGATTACCGACGAGAAAAACAACGACACTCGGCTCAAAGAATATGCTTCTTTGGAGAAGAGGTTGAATCGTGACCTGAGCCAAACAAAGAAAGAGATTGCATTCTATGAGAAGAACCATGTATGCCCGACCTGCTCGCAGAGTATTCCACAGGATAAGGCGGAGAGCGAGAAGGCAAAGAAGAACAATCAAGTCACTGATTTTCGGAACGCACTGGATGAACTTGAAAAGATGCGAGCAAAGTCAGAAGAACGACAAACAGAAATAAATGAAGTCAAGACCACGATTCAAGAACTGAAAGACGAAAGAATCCGTGTCAACACTCGACGCAGAACTGCCCTTGATTATGAAAACAAAATCCAAGGTAAACTGGATGCTCTGAGCGGTGGTGAAGAAGGCGATATCGCAGATGCCAAGAAGAAACTTGAACTCACCAAAGAGCAGCGTGAGTCTCTGCTGACCAAGAAGGATGACCTGCTGATTCGCAGCAACACACACTCCAACGCATCGGAACTGCTCAAGGACTCCGGTATCAAAGCCAAGGTGATTCGGTACTATATCCCAATTATCAACTCACTCATCAACAAGTATCTGAAAGAGATGGAGTTTTTTGTATCTTTTGAATTGGACGAGAACTTCAACGAAACCATCAAGAGTCGGCATCGAGACACATTCTCATACATGTCGTTCTCCGAGGGTGAGAAACTGCGTATCGACCTTGCCATTCTGCTCGCATGGCGAGAGGTGTCGAGGCTCAAGAACTCTGCAAACACCAATCTGCTGATTCTGGACGAGGTGTTCGACGCATCGCTGGACGCAGGTGGCTCAGACGATTTCTTGAAACTTTTGCAGTCTTTGGCAGAAAAGAATCACATTTTTGTGATTTCTCATAAATCAGACCAGTTGGCAGACAAGTTTGAGAACCAAATCGGGTTCCAGAAGGTCGGAAACTTCTCCCGCATCATCTGAATGCCTAAATAAGTGGACGGAGTGCCACTATGAATTTTACAACTTTTCTCTCCGAAGAGAAAATTACTGCCGCTGATTTTGAGAACTTCATCACCGTTGCCTTCAACGGAGGACCGGAGAAGGATAAAGATACGCCTATCAAAAGCATGGATGCGTATAACGCTAATCTTCCTGCCCTGAAACAGATTGTCAAGGCACTCAAAGGTGCAGGGTTCAAGGGTCGTATGATTCAAACGGGCAAAGCCCAAGGCAAACTTAGCCCCACATGGATGGGAACCGACAAAACACCAAAGGCAGATATGGTGGTCGGAAAGAATGGTATCTCCCTCAAAAAGCGTGGCGGCTCTCAATTGACATCTGCCAAGCAAGCCGAAACCATGTCTACATTCAATGCTGCCGTGGGCTTCATGGATTCTCAGGCTCCCGGCGAAGCGACTCGTCTTGCGAAAGAACTATCCGACCTAATGTTGGAGTTTGCCGTTCCAAAGAAACTTGGTAATATTGGTGAGTTTCTGAAAAAAATTAAAGATCCTGTCGAGTATCGAAAGACCAGAGGCACAGAGCGAAAACTTGCAAACGAATACCTTGCAAAAACTGATGCGTTCAAAATGATGTCTGATCGTGTGCGAACATTCTTTGCCAACAACGATACATTTAGAAACTTTTTTGTCTACGAAGCCGCAACTGGTGTGGAGAAGTTTAGACCCGACCCATCTGCCGCAGCAAACTATATCGTGGCATTTGATGAGAGTGGCAGCACATCGATTCACAAAATCTCAAATGGCTACGGGAGGATCGGTCCTTACATTCCAAAACTTGCGTCCACCGTCAAACTCCGTATTTCTTGGAAAACACATAGCAGTAAATCACAAAAAACATTCCCGTCTTTCCGTGCCGATGTTCGTGACGATGTTAATGATGAGGTCACTTTTCAGTCGATGTTTGAGGAACACTTCTCAGAACTAAACGAGAATATCTTCACCGATGCCAAGAACTTCTTGAGTAATATTAAAGATAAAATCCAAGACTTTATCAAAAAGGCTGCTGCTCATATTTACAATCTTGCCAAAAAGGGAATCTTGGCAATCCTGCGGTTCTTGGGTATCACTCCTACCAGCGTTTCAGTGTCGAGTGCAATTATCGAAGAAACTTTGACCGAAGCCAAGTACGAGGGCAAAAAAGTCAAACTCGATGATCCTTTTAGACTGCCTCAAGGCTCAAACAAAAAGTTTGGCGTGTATGTCAAGAATCCCAAGTCGGGTAATGTTGTAATGGTAAAGTTTGGTGATCCTAACCTGTCGATCAAACGCGATGATCCAGAGAGACTTAAAAACTTCCGAGCAAGACACAACTGTGACCAAAAAACTGACAAGACAACTCCGGGATACTGGTCATGCAAATTTTGGGAAAAGAATAAACCTGTGTCTAAACTTTTGAAAAAGGGCAGTGTCTCGGAGAAGTGGTCAGAAAAATATAAAGAGTCTATCGACTGTGATAATCCCAAAGGATTTTCACAACGTGCGCACTGTCAAGGTAAAAAGAAAAATGAAGAGGAGCAGCCATGTGATTGTGGCTGTGGCTGCGATGAACAAGAAGTAAACGAGGTCAACATTCCGGGCTACAAAGGTTGGGTAAATCCGAAAACTGGAAAGACCCAAATCATTCAGGGACACAGACCATATCATGTTCAGATGATTGCAAAAAATCCAAAATTCTATGGTCTTACCGAAAAGTTGATTATGAATCATTTGATTGAAACATATGAAGAAATGGATTCTCCAATCCCCGAAGAAGATGCCCAATTTGCAATGCAAGAGTTGAAGAGTGGAAGACGAGACATCGACCACAGCATTGAACTGATGGCAATGGATAGAGGTTGGGTTCGTTTTGTCGAGGGAGAGTACGCTGAGATTTCAGGAAGAAAAAGATTTAATGACAGAGAACTGCGAAGAATCTTGCAGTTGATTGATGAAGAAACACCACTCACGATGAAATCCAAAACAACGATGGGCTTGCAACAATACAGACCTATTGGTAAAACTAATGTAAAAGTTGATTACTATGGCGACCTTGAAATGTACGAAATTAAAAATCTTATCAAGGGTCGCAGAAAGGGTGACAAGCAAACTGAAATCGGACGCACGATGGCAATGTTCCGTGAGTGGAAAGACGAAAAAGACGAGCGTGAACACAACAAGTTGTTTATGAAGTCAATGAAGGCTATGCCGGGTTCACCAAAACAGAAAAAGATTATTCAACAAATGAACGCTTTACGCAAAAAGAATGGTCTGGAACTTCTGGATGAAGCCAAGCGTATCGCAAAAACACGCAAGAACCAAGACCCTGATACTCACTCTGACTTGTATACAGACGAAGACCCAAGAGGCACAATTCACGGACTTGGTTTTAAGGATGTAGAGACTGCCGAGGCATCGGTTCGTAAAATCAAAGCGTCTGACCGGACGCACGCACACAAGATTCAGGCTGCGATTGCGATGGAGCAACGAGCCAAAGTAATGAAGAAAACTGCGGAGGCTGCTGTGTATCGTAAGTTTATTGAACAGATGAAAAAGAAAACAAAGGAAATGAAGGAAGTTTCAGAAGATACCAGAGAGTGGTTAAAACAAAAATGGGTTAGAATAGGCCCTGATGGTAAAATACTAGGTCCTTGTGGTGATAGAGAAGAAGGTGAAGGTAAACCAAAATGTTTACCTCTTGCTAAGGCAAAATCAATGAGTAAAAAAGATTTGAAGTCTGCTGTTTCAAGAAAAAGAAAACACGACCCAAAAGTTGAAAGAAAAGGAAAGGCTAAGTTCGTGTCCACATTTAAAGAAGAACTTTCTGATGAAGAAATTAAGAAAGCAAAAGAATTACTAACTGGTCCAGTAAAAGAGCCAAAACCTGGTTCACCATCTGTTAAAACATATTTAAAAATGTTAAAGGGACTACAAGCACATAATGATATCCATAAAGGTCCAGTTTTAGTAAAAGATGAATATCTAATTGAAAAGAATGAACCAACAAATCCTAAACTATGGTCACAAGCAAAATCACTAGCCAAGAAAAAGTTTAAAATTTATCCTTCTGCCTATGCTAATCTTTGGGCAAGTAAATGGTATAAGAAAAAGGGTGGTGGCTGGAAAACACTAAAAGAGGAAAGACAATCAACAATGAAGACTACAAAAGATTTATTTCTAGAACATCTTGATATTGCACAGTACGGTCACATCGTAGAAAAAGATGATGGTAAAGACCACGAATATGAAATGGCAAGAAGACAGTTAGCAACTGCTGCTACTGCAATTAAAAGACTAATGGAAAAATTAGGACAAGGTGAAGGTAATCTTCAAGCTTG